TGAAACAAAGGTAAAGGCAGATAGCTTAACGGCAAGGGAAAAGGAAATGCTTAAAAAGCATGGACGGAGAAAAAAGAAAGGGTAGTAGCATGAAAATAGCCATTGATTTTGACGGTACAGTAGTTACCAATGAATATCCCAATATTGGGAAGGATATAGGCGCTGTTCCGGTACTTAAAAAACTTGTCGCTGCCGGTCATTTGCTTACATTGAATACCATGAGATGTGGCAAGGAATTAAAAGATGCTGTTGACTGGTTCAAGGAAAACGGTATACCCCTTTATGGCGTGAACAGGGACCCCAAACAAAGTGAATGGACAAAATCACCAAAAGTTTTTGCCAACCTGTATATTGACGATGCCGCACTGGGGGTTCCGCTTATATGGCCGGTAAAGGGCTTTTTGCCCGGTGAGGATAAAAGCGGCAAGCCGTATGTGGATTGGGAGAAAGTAGAAGAGATGTTTACGGATAATAACGTATACTATAGCCCCGATCCTCTCATCAAAAAGGAAGTGGCAATATGACAACAATGCTGTTTAATTTTATTGAAAACCTTTTATGGGTTACTATGTTTATGGTGTTATGGCCGCCAGAACTCAAAAATATAAAGAGAGTAATGTATTCTTTTTGCCTTGCGGCAATATTGGCATTTGTTCAAACAATGAAGGGGATATAAAAAATAATGAGTATGCCGGAAAACATAGCGCTTAAAATTATCAACATAAATTTCAAAAACAGGCGGTTGAAATTCCGTAGGGCTGTAGACAAACTGGCAAAAACCCTTGATATTCCCGATGATATATTCAAGTCGCTGCCCCGGATACATAACCAAGAGCCATACCTTTACAAGATACAACAGCAATTATCCGATAGGTGGGTCAGGTACTTTGACAGGATTACTAGGGCGGTATATGCGGCAGTGGTTAAATCTTTGGATATGCCAACGGTGGAAGTGGAAACGCTGCGTAAGGCAATTACTGATGACGGTATACTCCGTTACCGGGGCAAGGTGATATATAGCCCTGAAACTGGCAAGCCGATACAGAAAAAGGAATTTGACGCTTTAATAGCCGCCATCGAGAAATTTCTGAACCGTAAGCTAAACGGAACCGGTGAAAAGATTATCCTAGATGCCGTTGCTATGGGTAAAATCCTCCGGCGTATGGCAAAATATCAAACCCAAGAGGAAATGGAAAAATTATCACTTGAAACAATGAAGTACCGGGGTAGGTTATTTGATTGGATAACCGATAGCACAAAGAATATCCGTACTATTATGGGGGCGGAATTATCGAGGCGGGAACAATCCATGTATCAGGCCGCCCAAGACTGGGCAACAGCAAGGATAAGCCATATTGCGGATGATATGCGAAATCAAATAAAAGAAACTATCCTTTACGGCATAAGAGAACACAGGGGGAAAGCCCAGGTATCACAGGACCTGTTTAATAAATTCGGCGGATTGAATAGGGATTGGAAACGGATAACAGATACCGAATTGGTAAACACGGCAAATTTAGCCGGTATTTTGGAAGATGTAAATAATGCCCCGGAAGGGGAAAAAATATATTTCAAGCGTTATGAATTGCCGGGGTGTTGCGATAAATGCGAAAAAGTAAATGGCATAATAGTTTTATGGTCTGATACCCCGCTGGAAAGCGACAGAATAAAAGACGATAACGCCAAGGTAGCTATATGGGAAGGCAAGCCCCAGGATAAGCGAATGAATACCGTAGTAACAGGAACCATGCACCCGAACTGCCGGGGCGGGTGGGTACGGTGGAACGGTAAAGAGCTTGATGCCATGACAGCGCATATACAGAATAAAGGTCAGTTATGGGATAAGGCGGTTATGAGGGCGCGGGAAGAATTTAATGAGAAAGGGAATAAGTACCCCAACGATAAAACACCCGGTTATATTGACCGAATAAATGAAATCTACAGGGAAGAAACCGAATAGGGAGGGTAGAGATATGTCTATAATGATTAAGAGTAAATTATTAGTAAAAAAATCCAGTGTTAAGTCGAAAGGGGAATCAAATGTAAAATTTCTGCAAGCCCTATGTGGACTTTTTAGGGATGATAAAACCAATGGGGCGCATTTTGATTATGGCAAATTACAGAGACTTAAAGGATACCCTGATGGCGCTGACATAGAAAACGCTGAATTTTTGGGATTAGATGGTGATAAGGCATGGTTTACGGTTTTTGGGGATTGGCAAGATGAGGTTAATTTTGCGGTTACATTGAGGAATGGAAAACTTGTAATTACAAACAAATTTGACGCAAATGCCCCGGAATATAATTATTCAAGAATAACCAATGACATAAAAACTGTAGCAGCGGCGGGAGGGTTTGAAAAATCTTTTGGGGAAACAACCGTAGATTGGGATTCAATTACCAAAGCGCTTACGCATAAGTATATTCGGCGCTGGCCTGATCCTAAAAACCCTAAAAAATGGCGGTATCTATACACATCTGATTTTATTAAGCGTCCTATAGAGGCGCTGATAGAAGCGTTTAGATTCAAGAAAGAGAAAATTGATGATGATTATGCTAAAAACAACATTAAAGAAGAATACGGGGCGGATAAAAAAACCTTTGCAATGCACATTTTAGAGTATTTTGCATACAAAGTAAAATGGGATAAGTTTTTTGGAGATAGAAAGAACCGGGAAACTTACAAGAAGCCGCAGAAAGCACAAATTGAAGCCGCAAAGAAACCGGATAAAAAGACCGTAGCATCGAAAACCGGTAAAATTGACAGCAAAAAAGGCAGCGGTTATACTCTGAATAGAAGCCTCATGCGTAAAGTATGGGGTATTTATAACAAACAGGAGGATAAGGAAGATGAGCGAACAGACAGACAAAATAACGCTGGAACTGGGATGGGATCAATTCCCCAATCTACTGGCCCGGTACAGCCCGGAAAAGATAAAGGAAATAGCAATCAATATGGCGCTGAAACAGTACAAGGAACGCCCGATAACCAAGGTGATGCTACACAGTTGCTTGGCGAATTTGGAAAGCGATCTGGCCGGGGAATTCGCTTAACCAAAAATGAGACTAAAAATATCCGGGAGGAGTGTATATCGCTTCTCAATTCAAAAATAGACGATGAAATAACGGAGGAGGGCAAAGATTTACTCCGACAATATGAAGGGGCCGGTGGTCTGGGGGAAGAGGGGGCCAGCACACACGGTACATTGTATGAATACTATACCCCCCGCAATGTAGTAAAAAAAGTATGGCAGCTTGTTGACAAGTATATACCCGGCGCAAAAAACGTATTGGAACCGTCAGCGGGTATAGGCCGGTTTGCAGAGGACAGACCCAACGATAAATTCACCCTGAATGAATTCGATCCTACATCTTCCCGAATATCCCATATACTCAATCCGCAAGCAGAATGTCCGACAATGGCTTTTCAAGAAATGTTTAAGCCCGGCAAGGCATACACTGGGCAAAAGTACGATGTTGTTATTGGCAATCCGCCGTATGGCAAGTATGAAGGCTTATGGAAGGGCAAGGGAGAGGGTGTAGAGCATAACCGGTATGAAGAATACTTTATTGACCGGGGACTTGATACGCTGCGAGAAGGCGGCATTATGGCATTTGTGGTCCCCTCTTCATTCCTACGGGATAAGGATTCCAAAATAAAACAGAAGATAGCCGCAAAGGGCAAGCTCATGGAAGCCTGGCGACTTCCCAACGGTACGTTTAATACTACCGGGGTAGGAACCGACATAATCATAATCCGTAAGGAAAAAGGCGATCCGGCGCAATTCTCAAATAATGCTTACTTTGAAAAAAATCCGTCAATGGTAATGGGTATTGAAACAACCCGTACCGGGCGTTTTGGAAAAGACGAACAATATGTTGGGCTTCCTGCCGGTGAAACATTTGACGAAGCTATAGACCGGATAAATGCCGATACGGTAGAGGCTACTCCTCTGGGTGTTCCCACGGAAAAAGAGAGGCTGGAGAAAAAAGTCAATGTAATTGTCGAGGAAGATAAAAAAGGTAAAATAAGCAAAAAAGACCACAATAAAATCATGCAAAATAATTATCAGATCGGTCAATTAAAGACAACCATACAGCAACAGGAATACATACTTGAGGATACACGGGAAGAAACGGAACAAGCAAGAGAGGACTTGAGGCGGACAGGCGACCCGATAGAACAACACCCCATGACCGGGGCGCTTATACGTAGAGAGGAAGAAATAATAGAGTATGTCGATAGGTTAAAAGCCCAAGTAGAGGAACTTGAAAAAGAGAACAGGGAATTGGAAAAACCAAAAGGGCGGTCAAGGTCCGAAGCAATGATGGGTAATGACAATGCCAAAAAATTGTTTTTTGAATTGCTAAATACAACGCTTAGAACGGCGCTTACACACGATGATGTTAATGAGTACGAAACCCTAGACGGCGGAATAGGCTATTTTGTAACGGTCAGAAGCAAAGCCGCCGCCCAAAGAACAAAAGAAAGGTGGGAAAAAAACGGAGGGTATGCTTCATTTGATCCAAATACAAATAGATTGGATTTAAGTACAACGCCTTTATTGGGACAAAGCAAAAGTAGCATTACTCCCATGAATAGGCTTGCCGAAAAGTATAAACTCCCAGATAAGGTATCCAGGGAATTCTTTGAGATTGCCTGTGAAAGTGATGGAACGGAAGATTTTAAGAAAAAAGCCAAAGAATACGCCGATGAGCTATTAGTAAGCGTAAGAACCGGCAAAAGAACATTCCGCTTCCCCAAAAACTTTGATTATTCAGGTTTCAAACAAGACTCATTGGACATATTTTACGATGGCGACCTGAAAACACCAGAACCAGAGAAATCCGAAGGGGAAAAACATAAAAACCGTTCCGAGGCTATGAAAGGAAATGACAACGCTGCTGGTTCCCACGATGTAGACACGGCGGAGGAATTTAACAAAAAATACAATAAGAAAATAGCCCCGGAAGCGATGCCGATATGGAAAGCCACAAACCTTGACGGGACAATCAATGTCAATAAGTTACAAAATACAAAATATCTTGAAACAAGCGGTAATTATGTAAAAACAGCCGATGGGGAATGGTACGATATTGTCAATTTTGCCAGCGGCAATATATATGACAAACTGGACGGACTTGAAAGGGACCGGGAATTACTATCAAAGTCTGAATATGAACGGCAAAAAAGTATACTCCTGAAAGTCCTGCCAAAACCACAAACGGTAACAGAATTTGAAGTTTCGCCATTATCGTATCTTGCCGAAAACTTTATAACCAGCGAGGTAGATAACGGGGATTTTCAGAAACGCAATTATGCGAGAAACAGAAACAGCATTGATACCGATGACCATACAGGGGAACCGCTTAACCTTAACAGGGCATTTATACAGTGGTTAAGGAACGCAGATTCGGACGGATTGGCATTAAGGGTAAGAAAAGATGACATAATCGCCTATATAAATAAAGAGAGCGTAAGGGCGGAAAGGGGCAGGACGGAAGAGCAAAAAGAGGCTAACAGAATAGAGGCGCAGCGCCTGAAAACAAATCGGCGCGAAGATACGGAGCGATTATTTAATCAGTTTATCCGCGAAAGATTGAGTATTGAAGATCAAAAGCGGTTGGAAGATGCCTATAATAGGCAGACAAACGGCATTGTACAAGCCGATTATACTAAAATTCCGTTATTCCTTGACGGAATATCAAAAACATTTAAGGGTGATGAATTCAAACTTAATGATTCACAATTAAAAACCCTTTCATGGTATGTAGCTAACGGAAACGGAATCGCCGCCCTCGATGTTGGTGTCGGTAAAACAATAGTCGGTATATGTGCGGCGGTTATTGATATTCAAATGGGGCGCTGCAAGAAACCGATTATTCCAGTACCTAAAGCCGTATACGAAAACTGGAAAAAAGAGATAGCAGATTTATTCCCGAATCTTAAAGTCAATGATCTGGGCAATTTCAGCGATATAGGAAAATGGAAAGATGAAGATGGCAAGTTGAAAATAGAGGAAGGCAGCCTGTCTATTTGTACCTATGAAGCATTGGAAAAAATAGGTTTTGATGATTTAACGCTTGAAACCGAACTAAAATCCATATTCGTGGAAGCCTTAACCGCCGAAGCCGAAGGCGCTTCCGACCGCAAGAAAAAACAAGAGGAAGAGTCGATAATGACAAAGGTAGGTAAGGCGGCGCGGGTAGGCGATAACTGGGTAAACTGGGAAGATACCGGGTTTGACCATATAACCGTAGATGAAGCGCATAATTTCCGCAATTCATTCAGCAAGCCCAAAAATAAAAAGAAAGGTGATGCGGCAGAATTTGACGATATACCGGGCGGTTCTACTGCGTTACGCGGTCTGAAACTGTTTGCTATTTCACAGATGATACAGAAGCATAATAACGGGCGCAATGTTCATTTATTATCCGCTACCCCATTTCAGAATTCCCCTGTAGAAATCTATAACATACTTTCGCTGGTTGCCAGGCAAGAGCTACAAAGAATGGGAATAATAAATTTCAATGAAATGCTTGTCCAGTTTGCCGAATTAAAGCCCGAAATCTCCGTTGATTCAAAAAACAACATGGTACAGAAAAACGTAATGAAGGGATTTAAGAACCTTCCCGCATTACAGAATTTGCTTAATCGGTACTGTATGAAGATTGACGGAGAGGATGCTGGTATTATAAGGCCGGACAGAAAAGACCACCAAGTATACCTTGATATGACGGCAGAACAGAGAGACATAACGGAAAAAATCAGGGCATACATGGAAGCCGGACCGAGCGCAGAAAAAGACCCCGGCGCAACCCTGCGCTGTCTCAATGCGCTACGGCAAGCGGCTTTATCGCCCATGCTGGTAGAAGGGTTTGAATTCCTTGATCCAATGGCTGCGGGCAAGGCCGGCATACATGAAAGGAAAATAAGAATTTCAAAAAAGGACTTTGTAAAAGACAGCCCGAAAATGAAATTTGTTACTGATACGGTAACAGAATTTTACAAGAAACACCCGGATAAAGGACAAATAATTCACTTGCCGCAAGGAATAGAGCATTATGAGGCAGTTAAAAAATATTTGGTATCTAAAGGAGTGCCGGAAGATGCTATTGTATTTATGGCCCCAGCGCCGGAGGGCAAAAAAGCCCCGCCATATTTGAGGCCCGGCGATAAAGGGAATGACCAAAAAGAAGAATATAAGGCGATGTTTAATGACCCAAAAAACAAAGTTAAAATAATCATCGGCAGCGATACAATAAAAGAGGGTGTAAATCTCAATGGAAACACCGTAAATACTTATCCGTGTATGCTGGATTGGAATCCGACAGGTACACAGCAGTTAATAGGGCGCTCATGGCGGCAAGGCAATGAACAGGGCAAGGTGCATATAGTTTTCCCATTGGTAAATGACAGTGTTGATTCTTTCATGTATCAAAAACATGACGAAAAGAAATCAAGGCTTGATGCTCTATGGAAATCCAAAGATAAGAAAATGGAGATTGACGAAGTTTCGCCGGAAGAATTGAAGTTTATGCTCATTAAAGACCCAAAGAAACGCGCCGATTTATATATCAGGGAAAAAACGGCGGAATTGGTACAGAAGCAGAAAATAGCAGAGGCAACCAGCGATAAAATATTCAAGATGTCAGGCGAACGGGCGGAACTTATCGAAGCAATCTCCGATAATGAAAAAGACATTGTAAAAATGCGGGATGCAATATCAGCTTTCAATAAGAAAACCGATGCACAAATAATCGAGGAATTTGAACTTGATTTTAATAGCAGTTACAGCCGGTCTATCTATGATGATTTCGGGGCCGCCAACGGTAAGAACATAAAAGAATTACGCGAGAATTACATTAAAGCCGTGAAAGAAAATATCTCCAATTCCCAAAGAGCATTAAATCGGTCAAAGGGGAGAATTGAAACGATAGACAATACCTTACAGCGTTATGATATAGACAAGCCGGGAAACGATGCGATTGTAGAACGTGCGCGAAAAAGATATTCCAATGAAGCTATGCTATATAAAACAGAAATTGCCGCTATTGAGAAAAACAGGGAAAAATATATAAAGGATGCGGAAAAGCAGATAAAAGCCGAAGCCCGCCCCGGTATGCCAACCGGTGAAGCGGTTGACATGACTATCAGGGCTGTTACGGGTGATATGTATTCAATGCAGGTTGTTAAAGACAGGGTTAAGGCCGCCCAGGAAACGGCAACAGAGGGCGTGAAAAAATCCGTAGTGTTACTTTTGCCTAAAAAAATAAAAGTACGGGTAAAGGGGTAAAAAATGGCTGTCATGTTGCGAAAATCGCTTTTTATGCGGGATGATTTAATAAAATTGGCAGACTCGAAAATGCTTTCATATTTCAAAAAGGGAATATTATCCTATTTGAAAAGCCTTGACGCGGAACCGGGAAAAGTCGAAAAAGCCATATATGGGGTCGGTACAATAAGGACATGGAAAGGGAAAAAGTATATCAAAAGCCCCGATAAAAAATGGCGGCGCTATTATGATAAAGAAAGCAGGGGGGCCAGCGTTTCGATAAAAAGCCTTATGAAAAAGGTTGACAAGGCAACCAGCCCGGAAGAGCTATTACAACTGGTTTTACTTCATCGGGACCGATTCGCCGATGAATACGGACACCCTGTTCCCATAATTCAGGAATTAAGCCGGTATGTGAACACAAGGCAGGGAAAAATCAATGCTGCCCAGGCAGCGGCAAAACCAGCCCCCGGCAAGGTAGACCGGAGTAAGTTAGAAATCGGCGATCATTATGTCGCCGAATCGGATAGCGTATCGGGGGGAGAGGGAAAATTTGTAGTCAGAACCGTAAGAAAAGACGGGAACGATGGCTATGTTTCGGCAGTAGGTCAATTAGGTTTTGGAGGAATAAAGAAATTCAATACCAGGGAAGAGGCTGAAAAGTGGATCAGAGACAATCCGGTAAAAAATAAAACCACAAAACAGGCCAGGCCAACAATGACCGCTTCGGAACGTGTTTTGAAAGAAGATCACCCAACACTTGAAAAATATGTGAACAAAGAAATTGACCGTAAAGAATTCCGGGAACGATTGGTAAAACTGGGGTATAGCGTAGCGGATATAACGGAGATTGAAGGTTTTGCAGCTACACTGAAACCTACCGATTGGAATACTCCGGGGAAAGCCCAGTTTTTTGTCAGGAACAAACACGATTCTTATATGGGTAAATGGGGGTGGGGTCATTATGCACATGAAGAGGACGGTTTTGCCACAAAAGAGGAAGCCCAGGCAGCAGCCGATCAATGGAATGAGAAGTATGGCGGGGATGTATCTGTTGTGGGAAGGGATGAAGCCAGAATAATGGACACGGAGGAATCCAAGGAAAAAAAATCAAAAAGCGAGAATAAGCAATTTTCGCATGAGGAGCTGCTTGAGGATTTGAATGAGGGGTGGGGGAAAGGCATATTTACCATAAAAGATGTTGCTGATAATTTGCGGGATGGAGATGTGTTTCAAGGTTGGTCTGCCGATATATGGAAAACCGCCGCCAGAGATGAAAGCGAATACCGCGCGGGAGAAATAAGCGGAAAAGAACTTGAAAAGAGGCAAGAAAAACTATTCTCGGAAGAAAATAAAATAAAAGAAAAAAATGGTCACTATACCCCAGATACCGGGAAGTCAGCTTTACAGCAATGGGAACAGACCGGAGCCGATGACTTCAAAGCCGGAAAGCCCCATAAGCCCCCGTATCCATGGAAGGGAGACTGGGCGGTCGGTTCCCCTGAATCGGAAGATGCGCTCAATAAAGTAAAGGCGTGGCTGCGCGGTTGGGAAAAGGCAAATTTGGCGGCGGATATTCCTTATGACGAAGAAGCGGAAGAAAAAATAACACGACTTTTAGCTGCGGATAAAGACACTTCAAAAGGCGTTCAGAGAGAAGTTATCGGAAAGGCTAGAAACCCCGAAATAATGTTGCTCAAAAAAGAACTTAGAATTGATGCGTCGGATTATAACCACACCATTGATAAAAGCGAAATAAATCACACTATAAAAAAACATGGGGACGAGAAAAATGAAGCCCAAAGAGGGCAAATTGCAATAACCAAAGACGACTTTAAGCTGATACCTTTAATTTTGAAAACCCACGACAAAATTGAATATGTTGGAAAAAACGATAAGGGATTAGATGCCATACAATACAGCAAAGAATTGGACGGGGTTATCATAGTCATTGAAGAAGTAAGGACAGGAAAAAAAGAGCTTGCTTTTAGTACCATGTACAAAAAGAAAAAGGGAAGCGGCAGTGTGCAAAAGCCCTCCGCCCGAACGCCCGAAACGACTCCCCAACAAAAAGTATCGCCTGAATCTGGGGAAAAGTCAAGCCCTAGGCCAGAAAAAAACAAATATGGGGCTATACGAAAAGCCTTAGAAGCGGAGGGACAAAGGGTGAAAATCGTATTTTTGAAAAAAGCGGTGCAAGTAGAAAAACCAACTGATGACCGGTTTGAAGAATTTAAGAGCCTTATTACTGAACATCTGGAAGGCATAGAGAATAACGATGAGGAAATAAAAAAGGCGGGGCTGCCGGTCGGAACCATCAGGAATTGGAATGGCAAAGATTATGTAAAAGTTTCCCCTGGGAAATGGAGGCCAAAATATAACAGCCACAGCAGGGGCGCAAAAATGGCGGTATCACACATTAAAAGAAAAGTAGATGCCGCTACAACGTCAAAACAGCTTATGGATATTGTTATGGAAAACAGAGACAGGTTTTCCGATGCCCAGGGAAACCCGTTACCATTTGTGCAGGAATTGAGTAAATACGTTTCCGAGAGGCAAGAGTATTTACCGGAAAATATAAAGGCCAAGCGGAAAGAAGCCCGGAGTAACGCCATTAAAGCCGGGCAGGAAAAAGCCAGAAAGAAGAAAGAAGAGGCAAAACAGGCAGCCGAAGAAAATAAGCGCCAAAAAGCGGAACGCATGAAAGCACAAGATCTTGACCGTGTTATCGACTATTATGGCGGAACCAATGCTAAACGTGAAGGCGATAAGGTTGTCATTACCGAAATGGGGAAAGATAAAAGATCGCCGGTACTTGCCGATACCGACAGAATGAAAAGAGAATGGCGAGATATGAACATCGAGTATAGCAATGGGAAAATAACCATAACGAAAAAAGGCAGAGGTAATAAACAGGAAGAATCAACAGCGGATAAAACCAATAAATATGGCGTACCAGATGAAGTGTATAATGCCGCTATAAAGCCCTATCTTAGCGGTGATATTTCATTGAACAGCCTGAAACACAAACTTGAAAACGCTGGATTAAGTAAAAACAAGGTGGGGAGGCTTGCCAACAGTTTATGGGAAGAAACGCATCCTGACCCAGAAAAAGAGATAGCAGAAAAACAGGCGGAGGAATATAACAAGATTCCCTATGAGAAAAGAAAGGAAATGGCAGAGGAAGCCATAAAAAGACAAGATAAAATGTTGGGTAACGATAGCGGCGATTCCCAGGATGATATGGATTTTCAAGCAATAAGGGATAAATATCAAAATGGGAAAAATATTGAAGGGCAGGAAGATGAAATATACATCGGCAATGAAACCCAGAAAGGGCGCTGGAAACTGGTAGAAGCCGATACTCCGTCTGCCAGCCATGATGAAAGTACATTTCATAAAACCAGAGGTTTCCCGAAAAATAAAGACGGTTCCACAATAAATGACCGGGACTATGAAAGTGATAGGGCCGCCCAGGAGACAGTAATGAGCATGGGGGCAAATTTTGACGGAAGGGCGCTTTCTTTTGATTCGCCGGTTGTGGTTACAAAAGACGGTGTTGTGGTATCGGGTAACAATCGGACTATGAGTAGCAAGATAGCCGCCCGAAGGGGAACCGATACAAAATACGTTGATGCGCTTAAAAAACGGGCTGAACGATTCGGATTTTCCGGTGCTGATATTGACGGTTTCAAACACCCCAGAATTGTTTTTGAAATTGAAAAAGACGGTGATTATTCAACAGGCGAATTTGCAAAATATAATCAGGAAAGCCAAAAAACCATGTCCCCTATTGAATCGGCGGTAAAGGTTTCCAAAATAATAAAGTCGGAAACGGTAAAGGATATTGCCGGGCATATAGCCGAATTTGAAACAATGGGGGAATTATATACGGACCGGAAAGTCTGTATGAGTATTTTCAATGCCTTGGAAACCGGGGGGATTATCAATCAGTTTAACAGGAATACCTATATTGAACCGGAAGGGACAATTACCGGCGCTGGAAAGGAATTTCTTGAAACGGTACTTATCGGCTCTGTAATCAATGAACAGAATATCCGGGGATTGAACCGTGATGGCTGTAAACATATCAGGGCAAAATTGGTAAGGGCAATTACCCCGCTGGTAAATAATAAATCAATGGGCGGTTATTCAATCATGGAGGAACTGAATAGTGCCGTAGACCTGTACATGCAATACAATATTGAAAAAGATAAATTTGGCAGCCTGGATGATCTGGTAAAACAGGGGACCATGTTTGAAGCGCCGTCAGAAATTGCGGTAGAACTGGCCCGGAAAATGCAGATGAACCAAAAAGACTTTGCCGATTTCTTGCAAAAAGTGAACGCAAGCCTTGAACTGGGCGCTTCCGGTCAATCAGATATTTTCCTGGGGGGCGTGGAAGAAAAAGACGATATTTTGAAACGGTTCCTCGATATTAAAAAGTCCATTGATACCGTTATCAGAAAATACAAAGAACGGAAAGATCGGCTTATGGAAAAATCCCTTACATGGTCAGGTCATAAATTACAGGGCCGTACACGGGTACAGGGTATGGATATATCCATTGAAAATAAAAAGGGATCGGTACGCAGCGGAACCGATAAAGACGGACACGATTGGTCAATAAAAATGAATTATCATTATGGGTATATCAGGGGAACTGTAGGAAAAGACAAAGACCACCTGGACGTGTATTTAGGGCCAAACCCGGAATCGGAAACGGTATATATTGTCCATCAGAATGACCCCACCACCGGGGATTATGATGAGGATAAAGTTATGCTGGGGTTTGACAGCATAGAAGAGGCGAAAAGCGCCTATTTAAGCCAGTATGACCGGCCCGGTTTTTTGGGGGAAATTGACACAATGGATATTGACACTTTTAAGGAAAAAGCGTTTAATGAGAAAAACAAGGGAAAAATGCTCAAGTAAAGGGGTACTATATGATTGCTATGTTTATCTGGTGTGTGATTGGGTATGTATTGGGATGGTTTGGTACTGCGCTTTTTCTGACATGGGCAAGCATAAAATTTGATGATTACCTTCCATTAGATTCAATATATGGGGATAAATTTATAACTCCAATCATGTGTATTATATGGCCTGTAATAATCTTACTGTTTTTTATACAAATTAGTTGCGGGATTTTGGACGAAAGATTAAATAGTGATTGACAAATTAAAGCATTTATGCGTACAATAGAGTAACAATATAATTGTACCCCGCCAAAAGGGTACAAAAAACATTTAGGGTGTTCTTATTAAAGACGGCTAAATGGGTCTTAGGACTCGTTTAGCCGTCTTTTTTTTGCTTTTTGGGGTAGAAAATGGCAGAGCGCGAGGAAGGACAAGAGGTTTTTCTCCAAATAGAAGTGAAAAAAGGTAACTTCCAGGAGGATGAAGACTCTTTCTATTTTGACGTAGAAGCCAGTAACGAGAACCTTGATTTTGAGAAACAAGCCATTTTACAACGGGCATTGTTGAATTCCAAGGACTATTATCTGACCAACGGCGTTGTGTCAAAAGACCATCTGCATAAGCGGATAGAAAACGGTGTCCAGATAACCGATGAACAATACGTTATCGGGGAACCCGTAAAAGTTTATACGGACGGGAAATCAACCAGAATAAAAGGGAGATTGTACAAAAATAACAAACATGCCGTACCGTTCATTGATTTATTACGGGCAAAATCTACCAGGGTAAAAGCGAGCGTTGGCGGGATAATTCCAAAAATTGTTAAAAATGTTAAGGACGGAACGGAAAAAGTTGTTTCGTTTTTATGGAATGATGTAGCCCTTACGATTGCCCCGGTGAATTTTACGGTTGGCCCGGCAACGGGGATATTGGCGAAGCGTTTAACCGGTGATGATTTTGTGAAAGCTCTGTCTGTTGGGTATGGAACCGATTCAAGAGAATATACCGGAGGCCGGGCGTTACAAAAAGAAGAGGTGGAGGGAAACACGGTAAATAAAACACAGGATTATGAAACGGCTATAGCTGATCTTATGGGCGCTGTATCTGTTGGTGAAATAAAAACAACGGAAGAGGCGCAGGATTTCCTGAAAGATTATGGCATTACTGCTGCGGTTGCTCTTGATGTTATCAGGGGGATCGTAAGGAAGCATAAAGAATTTGCGGAGGTATTACCAATGGGTAAGAAGAATGGGAGCGGTAACTTGTTTACCGACATCATCGACAAAATACAAAAGTCGATGGGAGGCGGAACCGTAAGCAAGGGCGGCAAAACTGACCCCGATTACGATGAAGAGGATGTCAACGCCAGAAGCGATGACGAACCCGGAGACGATGAGGACGCGCTGATTGATGCCGAAGATGTTATCAAAGCCCTTACCGACAAGGTGGAGGAACTTGAGAACGGTCAGCAAGAAATTTTGAAGGCGTTGAAGGACCTCACCGAACAATCGGCACAAGATGCCGAATTCAAAAAGTCTATGGGGGAAGGCATGATCGCCCTCATGGAACAGTACGGCGAAATTGCAAAACAGCCCATGCCCCGGCGTGGTGTTGGCGGAGTCGCCGGTGCTGGAATATCAAAAGGAAATGTTGGCGGCGGTACTGTCCAAAAACACCGGCAGTTTACCGTCAGTGATCAAAACCAGCTTAAAGGAATTCTGACAAAGGCGGTTGCTGCGGGTGAGCTTACACTGCATGATTGCGGGAAACTTGAAACCCAGATCAACAAGTCAATCCGTGATCCGAATTTCCAGATAAGTCCTGAATACGCAGAATTTCTGCGAACCAAGCTGGCAAGTTAGGAAGGGAGGAAAATAATGTTTGACGATCTTTTTGTTGACACCGATGCTGGCGCTGAAACCGCCGCTATATCCGAAAAAGAACTTGCAAAGTCTCTTTCAATCGGATACGGTACGGATTCCGCCGCATATCAAGGCGGTAGGGCGCTGGTTCCCGAAGATTGCGAAACCACAATGATTAACGCAATGCGGGAACAGAAAGAGGACTGCAAAATGATGAACAAGGTTAAAAAACAGCCTGTTGCATCAACGGTCCATGAGTATAATCGCCGATTGGACGCTGGCGATTATGAGAACGCTACTGCCGAAGAGGGAGGCGGCTCTGTCGATACCGATCAGGACATCGAAAGAGTAACCCGCCTGATAAAGTACATCCAGATTCGGCGGGCTGTTACCGATCAGGCAAGGCTTGTACAAGCGTTTGAAGATTGCTGGGAAAGCGAAAAACTTATGGGAACCCTGTCAGCCCTTAAAGCGGCGGAACGGTTATTCTTCCATGGTGATAGCGATGTTGTACCAACGGAGTGGGACGGTATACCCAAACAGATTATTTCTGCGAAAGAACCGAATATCCTTGACTATCGCGGCAAGAGAATTCAGCAAATCGGCGATGAATCAATTACCGAAATGGTATATCAGATTTATGAACGGGGCGGCGATGCCAATACGCTATTCTTCCCCCCGATTTTAGGTATTGATATACAGGAATTAGCCAGAGAGCGTATCCGGTTTGGTACAAATGATAAAAGCCTTGCCCCTGTGTTTGATTCATATCCCACCCCTTATGGAACCGTAAAATTTGGTGAAGATGAAGGGCCGGATAAATTTTACCGGGTAAAAGGGTTAATTAAGCCAAATGGAAGCGGACAAATGCGCCCCGGAGCGCCTACCGCTACAGCTACCGCCACTACTGAATCAAAGTCAAAATTCTTTACCGCTGATGCCGGAAATTACAAATATACAATTCATGCGGTAAATAAATACGGAATTTCGGTTGGTTATGATCTTGCCGCTTCTGTACCGGTTAGTGCCGGCGATGGAGTAAGGGTTAGGATTACCCAAAACCCCGATAAGCCCGGTACTGGTTATGTTGTCTGCCGGTCTGCGCCTAACGGTAATGTGGTTATGGAACTTATCCGTATCAAGGCGGAAAAAACGGGAGAAACATTATTCATTGACCTTAATGAGGAACTTCCGGGAACCGCTTCCATGCTCTTCCTTACCGAAAAGAAACTGCAAACCATTGTCCAGTTTGACCAGCTTATACCGCTGCGCCTCCGCCCCCTGTATGAAAGCAACAAAGCGGAAACCCCGTTCTTTATCCAGCTTTTCGGTACTGCCGATGTCAAAGTGCCGGAATGGTGCGGTATAACAAAGAACCTGGGATACAAGGGAGGACTCTACAATGGATAAGAAACTTTGGGAGAAATCCGAACTTGAGGGGCTGACCGATGAACAGCTTTTGGAAATTGCCATTGAACTTGGGGCTGAATTTAATAATGATGCCTCAAAAGAACAAATTATTGAGGCAATTCTGAAAGCGCAGGAAGCGGCCCCAACCCAGACCCCGGACACATCCGAAACGCTGCCCCAAGATAACGGCGCGGCCCCAACCCCATCAGGGGAACAATCGAAACCAAAGACCAATACCAGGAACAATGGCGGTAAAAAGCTGGGTGAGGGAACCGGCAAAGCCGATGACCCCGATCCGCAATACCCCATTGGGGCGCTCATTACCAGAGACGGCAAGGAAATGGTGAAGGTTGCGCCGGGAACATGGCTGACCGTAACCCGTGTCGGAGAAACCGACAATCCCGATGACAAAGTATCGGTAAAGATTCGCAACGAAGCCCTTAAAGGGCAGAAGGTTTTTACATCGAGCGGAATAGCCGAATTTGACGACAATGGCGTTGTCATGGTTTCGGCAAGGGAAGCGGACCGCCTGTGTAAAATCCCCGGATATTCAAAGGTGGAGTAAATGATTGAAGCCGTATCTCTGAAAAACAGTGTTATTCTAAAATTCTCAAAGGGGAATATAACCCACCGTGTTGAACGGAAATTTGAGAAAGAGGAATGGCTTGTTTTTACAGAGAACGGCTTTATTCCTGATGCTGCCGGGGTAATCCCGTTGGGTGTATCCGCCCAGACATTTCTTGATGATAAGGTCCAGAAGGACGGATTATACCAATATCGGGAAAAAGACATTAACAATCCAGAGGCAAAATACGAAGTGTCATTATGGGTCCGCTGCGGAATAGCGGGGCCTGTTGGTTACACTTTCGGAAACTACACCCCCCAGGAAGATACCGGGTGGGGTGATGTTCTTACCCCGGATGATATGCGTTTTACATATCTCTGGGGTGTCGATTTCAGGGCCACAAATGGTCAATCTTATACGGATGATCAAATTCGATTTCACATTGAATCTTCTATAGCCGAAATGGAACGGCGATTAAACATAACTATTATTAAAAAGCGCATTGCATGTGATCCCGATAATCGGGGGCTTGTCCAAGGTGTTGATTACGATGAGGAGGAAGAATACTACAAATACCGGCGTGAACGGATTCAAGGCGTTGGAATGATTCATACCAGAAAGCGCCCTGTAATTTCTATCAGCCGCCTAGACCTGTGTGTCAGGCATAATGTAGTACGTTCTCTTTTAGATGAATACACCCTGGATAAAACAAAGGGAAAAATCGAATACTTTAACAGGCCGATGATAGGGCCTAATGAAAGTATCCGGGCGTTACAGAATTCATTATACCGTTATGGGCAGGATACCGTAAATGCACAAAGGTATTATGCCATTGATTATGTTGCCGGTTATAAATCCCCCGCTGATATTCCAAAGGATTTACGGGCGGCAATAGGAAAAATGTGTGCAATCGAAATGTTAAACATTATCGGAGACGGCATACTTGCCGGTTTCTCTTCATCTTCACTGTCTATGGACGGAGTATCGGAATCCTTCTCATCTACACAATCGGCGACATCGGCAACTTACGGCGCACGGATAATGACTTATGAAAAAGAGTTAAATCAATACATTCAAGCCGTCAAGATGAAATTTGGGAACGTAGTCTTAGGATCATTATAGGAGAAATAAAATGGAAATTTTAATTCGGAAGTACCTTAATAAATCACTGTTGTTAAAAGGAAATACCGGGGGCGGCGGTGGTCATAAATATATTAAGCGGGAAGGTGTATCCGGTCATTACAAATATTCTTACCGCTTGCCGGACGGGAGTTTTGGAAGCAGGGCAGACTTAAATGCGGCCACGAAGGGCAAGAATAAAGATAAGAAATTTAAGGAATCCAAAATATCCACCTATAAAGACAAGATTGACGAAAAAACAAAGAAAGCTGCGGAAGAAATTTACAAAAATGGTGGTAATTCCAAGTTAAGAAATTTTATTCAAGGCGAAGGATATACCATAGGGGTATACCAAGATTTATTGGAAGAATTTGAGGCAGAAGAAAAAAAAGAGGCCGCCGCTAAAAAGCAGGGATTATCAGAAATACAGTCGAATTGGGACAGGGATAATCCTAACAGTCCTATGAAATTCGGCGAAGAAAAACCATCCGGCTCCAGCCGATTGAAAACGGCAACAGACAGGATGGGCCAGCTCTACCGTGAAGGCAAAAACAATAGCCCTGAAATGGATGAGGCTATGAAAGAATACAAAGAAGCCATGAAAGAAGCCCGGCAGTTGAAAGAAAAGCGGGATGGGGAAAATAGCCCATCGGCTATTGTAGGGCAAAAAATACAGTATTCAGGCGATTTTACTCTTGGGGAAAAGAAAAATTATTTAGAGCAAAAAGCGCCAGATGCGCCAGAAGGTGCTTATGCCATATTAGACAATGAAATATGGGAAAAGAAAGATAGCAAATGGGTATGGTGCAGCTCTGATATGATGGGTGATAGTGCAGAAAGCAATCACGAAAACGCAGTTAGAGATACTAAAGAATTATTTGCAAAAAACGAACATCCTATAGTTGTTAATGAATTATCAAAAGAATATATACGTTATCACAATGAACGAAAAAACCAATATAAAAAACAACTAAATAAATCAATAAATAACGCAATAGCCAATATCCGTAAAGCAATAGGAGCGTTTTAATGGGCTGGGGATTAGGAAAAAATTCACCTATTACTCTCTCCCTGGGCCGCAACAATTATGAGGCTATGCTTGACCGGCATGGTCAGAATGTGCGCTGGTTGGTATCCAAAAAATGTACCTGTATGCAATCAGACCATCCCGATCCACGGTGTAAGAAATGCGGCGGGACCGGGGAAATTTACGACCACCAGAAAATATACACCGATACAATGCGGGTACGGGTAGACCGGGGAATGGCGGAAATACCTATTGAAAATGTAAATTGCACAGTTTTAAGAGCCTACGATTCCAACGGTATTGAATATGAAGCGTCTCAATATGATCATTACTTACGATTTTTTAATCCAAAAAAAGAAATTGCCAACGGCGAAGTAGTAGAAATTGTTTACCAGCAGCCAATGGAAGAATCTATTGACCGGGCTGAACTTGAATATATCGGAAACGGGTATTACCGGGTTCCCGGAGCGCTTGCCGATAGATCAAAAATTGAAGGTGTAGATAACAGGCCCCCTGGCGACATTGTAGACATGGATGCCGTATATGATAACAAAGGTAAAGAAGTTGACATACTTGAATACCGATGTAACACGGTACGATTAAAAGATTCGGAGGCAGAGCGCCCCATAACCGCATTTGGAATAAAATATATAAAACCATTTAAGTTTTTTGTACTCTCCCAAAACCTTGATGAAGAGGATGAGAAACTTCTTGCCCTTCACGAAGGGGACGCAATTTCAACATTTCCGTACCGTTATGATGTATCGGAAGGGGACATCATAACGGTACTTTCCGGTTCTAATACAAAAAAAGTTGTTTTGAAACATAAAGGTATTCAGGCAGATGCCGTTATGGATTTTTTTGTTCAGAAAATTACTTATCTGGCAACCAGTAACCGTGAGTATTTTGAAGGCAAGGATTTTATTCTTGTGGGATCAAATAAAATACACTGGGTTTGCGATGATCTGCCGGAACCGGACGCGAATATGAGCATAACGTACCAGTATTTACCGACATACCGTGTTTTCAAATTTGTTCCAACGCTGCGAAGCAGCGAGGATCAGCGGATACCCAGAAAAGTAGTTTTGAAATTACTTGCCACATTTTCAGAAGGTCAAGGGGTGAATAGAAATGGTTAGGCTTAAAGTTACCATGGACAATGAAATGCTTGCCGCTGTTGCCAGCCGCCTATCCTCATTAAGCACGGCACAGAGTATGCCCGCAACCGCCAAAGCAATGAAAACCGCCGCCGCATTGGTAAGGGCAACATGGCAGGGATACGCAACAGGGCAACAAACCTTACCCGGTGTTGAACCAATGAAAAATCCAAGTAAGGGATACGCCGATGGAATAAAGGTAAATCCTTTAGGTCCATTTGACTATGAAATAGTGAACCCGTCAGAAATTGCGGAATACCTGGAACACGGTACAACCGAAATAGATATGAAACAAACCCACACCAGAGGGCCGCGTTCAAGGGTATCAAGAAAGGGAGTGCCCTATTTGATCGTTCCCTTTAGGTGGGGAACACCCAAAAACATCGGCGCAAGAAATGTTATGCCCCAGGCGATTTATGACATTGTGAAAAAAGCAAGGTTTGAAAAATCGCTTGTTGCCGGAACCACCCATAATGAGAAAAACGCAAGCGGGGAAGCTGTAAGCCGCAACGATTATGAAAAATGGGGCGACCGGTTAAACATAGAACAAATTATCCATGCTGACGATGTGGGAATGAACTTGAACCAGATGTTCAATATGAGCGGCATGGTGCGTATGGATACCAGCACAGAAAACCAAAAGTACAGCGGATATTACACGTTCAGGGTTATATCCGCCAATGGGAAGCCGGGAAGCTGGATAAAACCAGCGACACCGGCACGGCATATCACGGACGGCGTTGTAAGGGCGGTGCAAGAAGATGTAGATGCCATTATTGAAACAGCCGTAATAAGGGATTTAGGATTATGATGTACTTTTTGAACAAAGGGCTTATTTTTGAGCAAGAGTTTGTGAAAGAACTTAGAAATTATTTTAACAGCCTTGACATTGATAAAATGTTCCCCGGCGTTACCCTTAATATCACCAATGAACATCCATTTATGCAATCGCTGGATAATCAGGGTCCGAGTAATGCCCCCAGCCTTTTCCCCGCAATCGTTGTTGCTTCTGAAAGCGATAGGCATGTACCAACCGGTAAATTTATTGAAGTAGAACGGTTGACAATCGAACCACAGGATGTGGATCAGATTATACCGTCAGGGTACATGATTGAAGAGGAAACCGTAGAGCGCATTAGGGGGGAATTTAAGGACAGGGAAGAGAAAAAATTATACGGGGCATCGTATACGGTAAGACGGTCTGAACGCATATCAATTCAAATATGGGCAATTAACGTACAGCTAAAGAATTATTTATATGAAATGCTGGAACTTTTTATACATGGCGGCCTACATGAACGAATGATGGATTTTAGGAAAAATCAAAACCTGGTTATATTCGATGATACTGTAACCGGGCAACGCAGCGGAACGTATTCACTTGCGTTTGGAATGACCCTTGCCGGGGCAAACATCGTTTTCGATGCGGATTACATGATCGAGCAAACATTTATTGATACAGAACTTATCAAATTAAATGACCCAGTGTATGTGGAGGTAAAACATGGCACAAAGCAATGAAAACGCCAACGGCGGCGGCAATACCAGCCCCGCATCAGGTAACGGCAGTGGCAATGCCGGAACGGGAGCCGGAACCGGAGAAAAAAAGGACCGGCTTATGGACATTAAAAAGTATTTGGAGAAAAACAAATCCAAGTACGGCAAAAGCATTTCAGGCTTACTGGAAGTGCTTTTCAAAGACCAAGTTTTCAACGAATCGGAATGGGCCGTTAAGGTTCAGGAAGCCGTTGATCGCCAGGTGAAGTAGGGAGGTTATTCATGGGCGTAGAGGGAGTTAATTTTCAAAGTGCTGGACAGCTTACCACACATTTTATCCCCGGTGTTTTTTCGAGGATAGATTTTGTCAGAGCTTCTGGCGGCGGCGTTTCGGCAAATAACGCCGTATTTGTCGGTGAGGCAAAAGGCGGGGAACCGGGGAAAGTCTACTGGTTCTATTCGCCTTCGGAGGCAATTCAAGCCCTTAAAGGCGGTCCGCTTCTTAAAGCGATATTACATGCCTTTTCTCCGGGCAATGATTTAGTACCCCAGTTTATCGGGGCTATCCGGGCGAATGTTGGTACACGGGCATCCCGTACCATGCGGAAAGGCGCAACGGATATTTTGACAATCCCCGCATGGGATTGGGGTATTCATACCAATTCGCTGAAAATGAAACTGGAAGAGGCTTCCGAAAAAGGGTATAAGGTTACTTTTTCATGGGAGGGCAACGAAATTATCGTTGATAATATCATCCGGCCTTCTCTGAAAATCAGGTATACCGGAAACGGAACCGCCCCCAAAGTTTCAATAACCAAAACGGCGCTTACCACCAGCGTATCAGGCGGTCCCGCAGAGGATAATCTCAATGTCGCCTTTGGGACTTACAAAACCATTGAGGATATTGTGGCTTTTATCAATGATCAGAAAAATTACACCTGTATTGTTGCGGCGGATAATCCCAGAAATTTGACTGAACACCTGGACAGCGTTACCGACATCCCTATTTCGGATGAGTATATCGCTACTTCAAACCTTCAGGCGATTATTGATGCCATTAAGGGTATAGCCTATTCGGGCGGCAATGATGTCAAATTCAATCCCGCCGCGCCCTCCCGTGTCGTACCTGATCTGGATTCGGACTGGGCATATTTCGGCGGCGGGAGTAACGGATCATCTTCCGTTCTTGCTTACAGTAAGGCCATTGACCTTTTGGAAAGTGAGGATGTGAACATGGTCGGCACGGACACCCCGGATGATTCGGTTCATATCCTCCTGCGTAACCATTGTATCAACATGAACAGCACGGAAGGCCGGAAAGAACGGAGCTTCTTTGTTGGCGGCGATCTGGGGGAAACGGTAGAAGATGCAATGGAACGGGCCAAGATACTGGGTACAAAATTCGGATCAATCGCTTACCCTGGCGGGTACAGTTACGATGTTACGGATTATTCCAAAAAAGAAATGGTATCCCCTGTGTTCTACGCAGCAAAACTGTTGGGGCAAGAGGCGGCGCTGGCAATCAATGAACCGATGACCAATAAAAGCGTAAACTTCATGGCCTGGGAAAAAGACCTGAAAAAAGGCGACATCGTAAAACTGATAAAAGCCGGTGTTACGGTTGGCGGGAAGTCCCAGGATAACCGCATTGCGACAATCCGCAGCATTACTACACACCAGGGCGATGAATTGCAGTGTTGCGAGCGTTCCATGATGCGGGAGGCTATGTATATGGCGCGGGACCTTCGCAATGCTTACCTTTCCTCAATCGGGAAGCCCGGCGTTGACGGCAGTTTGGGTGATGTTTCGGCGACATTTTGGACTAAGGTAAATATCTGGCACAAAATGGGTCTTATTGTCCGGGATGATGACGGCAATCTGGCGTGGGGATTTACGGTTCGGAGGGTCGGAAGCGCTACCTTTATTGAGTATCATACCTACCTTACCGCCCCGCAGAATTTTTTCTTCATTACTGCTTATCAGCATGTCTATGAAGGTTCCGATATTTCGGTTTCGGCGTAAGGAAGGGAGGACTAATAAATGAGTTTAGCCAACATAACTAAGCATACTATAGCAACAGGGGCCAGCGTCCAGTTGAAAGTAAGCACGAATAGCGACACCCCGGATAACATACTGGGGCTTGCTTCCAATGTTTCATATCAGGAAAACTACAATCTCCAGGATGCCGTATGTATCGGCGTTCTGGGGCCGGTTTCCATTGATCCGCAGGGTTACACTTGCGAAATCACTATAGGAACTTTCGTACCGGCAAAACTGAAAATTGGAGGCGATACCTACCAATCGGACATTAAAGAAGGTGTGCTTGAAAATCTGCCCAAGAGGGCGGATATTTACACCACTTCCAAGGGGAAAGTGTTCCAAAGCCTGGAATTTTTTGACAAGGATTCCGGAACAACCCTTGCCCGGTTCATAGGCGTTGTTCTGTCCAATCAGGGTATGAACATTGAGGGTAATACCTATGCGAAAGCAAATGTTCAATTCCGGGCAGTTGAAAAGGTTATTTAATATCTGAATATGCCCCTGTATAGGGGCATATAATCTGAAACCATTGAACCGGAGGCCACCATCCGGTTCAAAATGGAGTATATTATGAGCGAAAATTCGCAAGCCGACATTACTATTATAGATCGGCCACAAGAAGATGCCGCTGACAAGCAGGCAAAAAATGTTGACATATTGGATTCCTTATTATCCGATAAAGTTATCCAAAAAAGCGTAAAAACAAGCCGCGGTTATTTTACTATCCGTTACCCATCCGGCAAGGATCGCCTGAAAATTGACCAATTTAGGGCGCTGCGCCGCCATGGTATACCAGCCGAATGTTTTGATGACGTTGCAAACACGAATAACAATATCTGGTCTACTCTGGATGTTGCCGTTGTTGACGGGCCGGATTGGTACAAAAAAATCCGAGAAAACAACCCTGTGTGGAGTTGGGAGGAGGGACCGGATGAAGAGCTTATCTTAGAGCTTTACAATCTGGTCTGCACGTTTCGAGGGGAAATTACGGAGAAAATACGAAAGTCTGAATTTGGAAGAATCGCTGAAAGAAGCTCCGTACCAGATGCTGCAACGCCTGTGGGTAATGGAGCATTTTCGGGTCTTACCAACGGACCCCAAGGTTAAGGCGCTTTCAGATGATCAGATAAGCCTCATTATGCTTTATTGGCTGAACAATGATGAGCGGGATATTAAGACCGCGTATTTAGCTTACAAAGAAAAAGAGGCAGAAGCAAAGAGTAAGCCTAGTTTTAAGGCAGATGATTTACGGGATATAGGCTATACCGATGCTGAAATCGAGAAAATAACCAGAGGGCAATAATGGCGGAAATTGGAGTAAGGATAAAAGCCATAGCGGATGTAGACGAAGCGGCATCAAAATTCAGCGCATTGTCGAATGCTATTTCATCCGATAGATTCGGTACTCAACAATCATCTGGACAGGGGAATACCGATTCTCTTTTAAGCGCCCTCCGCAATCAGTTTTTGAAAGATACCGGGATTGGCGGTTATTCCAGGGCTGATGAAATAAGTAAGAAATTTGAAGCTGTATTAAATTCCCTTGAATCATCTGACAAGGCAATGAATAAGTCCATGCTATCCGGCGATCTGGAAGGGACAAAAAATTATGCTGAACTGCATACAAGCCTCCGCAATCAGTTTTTGAAAGATACCCAGTTAGCCGGTTATAAAGACGTGAAACTGGATTCAAAGCCTTTGGAAAACGCCATTGTAAACCTTACCGCAATCATAAACCAGATGATAGCGGAGGGAAAATCAAAAGAGGCGAAAGAATACGGGAATATTCTGAAAGGTTTACAGGGACAATTAAGCTCTGAAAATAACGATGAACAGCGCGAGCGCCTTCAAAGAGAACAGCAGACAAGATTCATACGGGGCATTTCCCGGTTTTTAGGTCAGGGGCAAAATCTTATAGGGCAAGCGGGAGCCGGTAACGCCGTAGGAGGCGCATTGAGCGCGGCGGGCGGCGCTACAGATTTATTTTCGATGATAAAAGGGCTTCCCGCCCCTCTTCTGGCTGGGGCCGGTATTGCCGCCGCCATTGTTGCGGTTGGCGCGGCGGCGAACAAATTATCCGAACAATGGGAAAAAGTTATGCAGCCGTCAATGGGGCTTGCCGCTTCATTGGGGGAATTGGGAGATGATGCCAAGAAAAACAGCGCCGCCTTTAAGGAGGTATTCAGCCGGGCAACCGACTCAAATGTCCTGCATGGATACAAAAACGAAGAGGGATTACAGCTTGCCAATGAATTATCAAAAATGGGTGTCCGTTCCAAGAATGTGTATCAGGCGGAATCTCAAGTTTTCGGATACCAGAGGGCAACCGATGCGGACCGGGGGCTTTTATCCAGGGCGGTAGGATATTCCCAAAGATACCGGGCCGGTGAAAATGTCCTGGGCTATGCCTATGGCGGATTGAAAGAATCCGGTATGCAATCCGGGCAGTATCAGGAATACCTAAACGCAACATTGCGGGTTTTTGAGGAAGGGCTTTCAAAGGGCGTAGTAAAAGGATTCGCCGAAATTACCCGTACCCAGAATATGCTTGCCCAGATAGGCGATGCCTGGAAGGGTGAGGCCGGTATGGAACGGCGGCAAAATATCAGCAGCGCAATAGAAGGTTCTTATCATCTTCAAAGTGATTATGACGTAATGATGTACCGGGCGGCACAAGCCATGACCGGATCAAACGATTACGGGGTTATTGCTAAGGTTTTAGACCAAGGAATAGATGCAACTGATAACCGTGGGAAGTCAATACTTTCATATTATGGCGATGTACTGAAAGAAACCATCGGAGAGGGCAACAGGCAATCCGGTGTTATGACCACCATGAAAGATTTTAACCTTACATATACGGCTGCGGAACAATTATACGATGCTATTATGAGCGGAAGCATAGATCAGGCAAAAAGTATATTGCAAGAACCGGATAGTAAAGGTGTCCAGACAACAGAAGAAAAATTGTTGTCAACAACCGAACTGATAAGGCGGGATTTAGCCGAAATAGGCACAAATTTTATAGGGGCAAAAACAGAAGTAGTATCCGGGCTGGAAAAGATAATCGGGCTTATGGCAGGGAATAAAGCGTTTGCATCTTCATCTGTAAGGACAATGGATGTAATGGCAGATATAGGCGCAACCGGGGAACGTCAGAGGAATATTACAAAAGCATTTGAAAAAGCATATAAAAAAGAAAACCAACCGGACTTAGACGAAAATGGGCTGGGAGATTATGGGGAAAATGCAAAGAGAATACAGGATGCTATGGAAGGGCTGCCAGAAGGGGCTAAATATTTCCTTGCACAACACCCGAACAATGCTATTTTCACTACTCTTGACAGGTTTAAGAAGGCAGAAGATTTTACACCCGAAAATACCCAGCAAGCCATAGCCGCGATTGATCTGGTGAGAAGCGTAGTCGCCGCACAAACACCGGAAAGCATGAGGCAAAATTATTTTAATGAGGTAGCATCATCAATTCCACAAAACAGCAATACAAGAAAGGATGATGAATTAAGATATATTTTGACTAATTATTCGCATCTTATCCCTGATAATGCTATGTACGCTATTGAAAGTTTTCGCACCCCTTCATCACCCGGTGGTGCAACAATATCAAGTACCGATGTTCACGGTCCCAATACATCCGAAGTGGCATTGTTAATTCGGACACTCCAGAGTTTTGCAGCAAGTATACCGGAATTGGCGGATGCGCTCCGGGAAGCCAGTACCGTAGTAATCCGGGAGGAACGCTAAATGGAAACCGGATATAGAATCCCAAGAATAAGGGTTATAATAAAGAGGCCGAATTGGAAAAAGACGGACAGCCTTGAAGAATTTACGATTGTTACATTTGATTATTCCCCATGTTCAGATGAAGATAAATCAAAAGCTGGGGCATGGTGGAAAGATGCCAAAGATTATAATGCAAAATCAGATGGACTTTTATCATATACTTATTCAGAATCCAGAAAGGATGTTGATTCCGCTTTTACGCTTTCTATAACGCCGGAACAGGACAAAAACAAACTGACATGGGCCGATAAAATAGCGCAATGGGATATTGTTTTCATAGAAGAATTTAATAAAATTCGTTATGTAGGTATTGTACATAAAATACGTTACTCTACACGCATAGGCGAAAATGGGCCGGAACGTACAATATCCGTAGAGGGTAATGGATTCGGCGAATTATTAAAGCGATTTCAGCTTGTGCTTGATACTAAATTATTTATTCAGGCTCCCGCAGAAATAGAAGATTTACGGGCTAAAAGTGAATTTATTACCGAGGGTGATAAATCACTCGAAGGCGCAATCACTTTTTATTATGAGCATTTCAAAAAATTGATTTCAGAGAGGGGCGCTGGGGAACAATCTGTATTAAAACACATAATCGAAAAATATGTAGTTTTTGATGTGGATAAAAATTGCAAAACATTTCTTCCAATATGCCAAAACCTGTATCAAATGGGGGTAAATACAATCTGGGATATTTTGCGGAAAATCGTGCCGGAACCTATGTATGAACTTTTTGGAAGATGGGATACCAAGAAAAATAAATATGTAATAATTGCCCGGCAATGCCCATATAAGGTAGACGATTGGAAATCGCTGCCGATTCATAAAATTAAACCGGTTACTCTAAAAGAGGCAAATATCGGGCGCGATGATTCCGATGTGTACACGGTCTATTATGCCACGGCCCCATCATTCGGTTACACAAATAATATGGTCATGGTTGTGGATAATCTTCATAAAAATATAAAAATAGATGATGACCGGTGGAAAAAATACGGATACCAGCCGTTAAGCGTTGAACTGTCATTTCTTAAACGTGATGATATACAGCCTAACAATGTGGAGGATGCTCTGGTTAAAATCGGGGAACTGCTGGCAAGCTGGTATGAAAATAACGATCAATATTTAGCTGGTGTTTTATCAGTTATAAGCTATGAAGATAATAATGCGACTTACCCAACGGTCGGAAACAGGCTGAATTCTTTGGGTGGAGAATTTTATATAGATGAAATCAAGCGGCGCTGGACTTATGGGAATTCGCCTACATCAGACATAAATGTCATAAGAGGTGGGCGGTATTCAGATGACGGTAAATTTATGGGAACAATCCCGGAATTAAGCAACCGCTTAAATGAGATTGCTGCTTAAAGGGTGCAGAAATGGGAAAAACGATAGTAATTAGCAGGGGAAATAAAACAATTCCTAAACAGAATTTATATCATAACCCTAATGACCCTGTACGTTTCGGCACATGGTGTAAGGTACTAAAGCGGTATTCAGATGATCATACGGTAGACGTTGAAACCGCAGAGGGTTTTCGCGTTACACGGGTTCCGGTAACAAGCCGGGAATGGGTAACGCTAGATGATCCAACCCTGGGAGAGCGCAACCTTCCACCGGAAGGGGCTATTGTTTTTATGTTCATGCCAACAGGCGGGATAGATAATGCCTTTATTTTTGGCGGGTGTTTCTTGCCGTCATTCGATAAGCATGTAAGCGAATTTCTTGTGAAAGGGAAAGAAGATGAAGAATTTGCAAAAACAGAGGGAAACTGGCAGCGCACATTTGATAAAAAAACCGGCGATATTGAAATTATCGGAACTGATGATAACGATAAAAAACTGACTATAACTATAAAGAAAAGCAATAAAAAAATCCAAATAACAGATTGGAACGATAATGACATTGTTATTGATGAGAACGGTACAAAACTAACCGACACAAAAGGAAATAAAGCCATTACCGATAATAACGGAATGAAGGTGGAGGATAAAAACAGGAATAAAGCAACGCTGGATTCTGCTGGAATGAAAGTTGAAGATAAAACCGGCAACAATCTGACTATGACATCCAGCGGTGTAAAATTGGAAGCAAAATCACTTCTTGAATTGATAGGGAAGCTGATTAAAGCAGGTGGAACCGCTATACCTAACGGGCAGGGCGGATGGTGCGCTATTTCCGTGTGTCCTTATGCTGGAATACCCCATGTTGGGGACACATTATCTGGAGGTTAATCTTGATGCCGCTGATACCCGCTGATTTGGAAAAAAATATTAAAGATTATTGGCTCACAGTATGGGAAAAGAAGAAAAACCCAGATACGGGAGATGAATATATCAGCTTAAAAAAGACATACAAGGATTTAACCGAAGGTTTAGGGGATGTTATTGTAAATTATATAAAGGACAATGCTGATGTAACTTCTCCTTGGGCCGCTACATACGTTCCGCCGTCCGGTGGTTCAGTGCCAGACCCATTAATACTTATAACATATACCATTGCCCTGAAAAACGGTTACGAAAAATTTAAGGGAGGAAATAAATCTGTATTATGGGCGGAAAATCTGAATAAGTTGTTGCGCGGAGCGTTTGAACTTAATCTTCCCGCATTATTCAGCCCCGCAAAACATTCATTTAATCCCATGGGAACGGTTGTAGTACCGCCCCCTACACTGGATTATGATCAAAATTGGAAATCATTTTCGGTTTCTGTTTGCACCACGTTCAAACAGAGTTATGTAAATCCTACGCAGTATTCTGGGACTCATAGTGTACCTGGTACTCCGTTTTCCGGGGCAACTACCGGTATGACCATAGTATAGGGGACAATAATGCGGGAAGAGACATTACTTTTTAAGGATGTGTGGAAACTTTCATTTCTCATAGAAATTCTGTACGATGGCGGCGGCATGGAGAGCTTTACCTTTTCACTGCCCCCCAAAGGAATAGAGATAACAATTCCCCAGAGAGTCGCCGAAACAAAAACTTTTGGTGGTGTTTTTATTGACGATTATGGGCTTGACATAGGAAAAATCCATTTGTCAGGTACAACCGGGAACGAAGCTATAAAAATAATACATCGAAACGAAGGCGATATATGGCTTAATGGCAAAGATGAGATTTTTTATATACGGGATAAAATTATTCGTTATAAGGCAGGCGAAAAATGGGGAAGAGGGGAAAAACCCGCAAAAATCAATCTGTATAATCTTGGTTCTAATGATAACAGGATGAAAAGTGGTACAAAATCAGCCGCTTTGGACGCTTGGGAAGTCGTACTAAAAGATTTCAAGATTACCCAGAGTAGCGATACCCCATTATTCTATAATTACTCCATTGATTTTACCGCCATACGTCTGATAGGAGAGAGTAAAGTAAATAGTCGAAAAGCCCCTTTCTTATGGAAACTTACAGATATTAAATTCTTTGAAAAAATACTAAATGCGTTGGAAAAATTTTATGGGTGGAGTGAAAACGTAAAAGACGCAGTTGAAGATTTTAGAAGTAATATACTTGGGTATGCTCATGCGGTAGAACAATATTTAGTAATGGCAAATGGGTTTATCACCGGCTCTTTCGACAATTATATGTCCCTTGCTGATGGAACAGCCTATGACATAGTTGATCTTTATAATACGTTCAAAAGAATCAGCATGGCCCCAGCGGATGCCGCGTTAAAAATGGTGGAATCTGCCGGCAGGATAAGGGCGGGTATAGACGCTGTTATTGCAATGGTTGAAGATTCCAAAACATTACCGGAACAATGGAGTGATAGATACGGTAGTGTTGGTAAAGCCATTGATAGCGAAATACAAGCGTATAAAAATTATTTTGAAGATAATATGCAGGAATTGGAAAATGCTGTCAATGATGAGTATGCGAAATCGGCAAGTGGCGCAAACCCAGAAATAATCGTTGTACCCAATGACGGTACAAGTCCCGGCCCAGGAGGGGATAATGAAGAATCGTCAGATTCTTCTATAACTGACAGATCAATTACATCTATGATTTCTTACGGATATTTACGGCATATTGCAACCAGCGAAACCACACTTGAAAAATTAGCCGATTTTTACCTAAAAGACCCTGACAAGGCTCAAATGCTGGCAATTATTAACGGCATTACCGGCGATGATGAAATTAACCCCGGTGATCAGATTAAGATTCCGATTTTATCAGAGACTTCATTAAATACGCTTAATCATATTTTCGGTTCTGTAAATAACCGGGATGCGCTGGGAATTGATATTGCGATAGACAATGGGGTAATTGTAATAGGGCCTAACGGCGATATTGTAGAAAAAACTGACTACGAAAATATGAACCAGGCAATAGGTTTAAGATTATCAGAAAGCATAGGAAACCGCATCCGCCTTAATACATACGGAATTAGAAATGTTGCCGGTATTCCCGATTCGGTGGCAATGGCTTATATAACTGTTTCCATAAAAGATACTGTCATGCAGGACCCAAGAGTAGAGAGGGTAGAAAATCTTTATTTCAAAGGAATCGGAGATGCAATTTTTGTTTCATTCGATTATTACACCTATGACGGTGTGGTGCGAAGATACGAGGGAGGATTATAATGTACCAAAAATCGTATAGAGAAATTTTTGAGTCCATGCGGAATTATATAATTTCTCACCAAAAAAAAGTAACAGACTTTAACGAAGGCTCTGTTGTTTTATCTTTTGTTGAAGCCCCATCCCGTGAAATAGCAGCCCTTTATATAAAAACGGTTTCAAATATCGAATTATACGCTAAAGGTATGGCTTTTGCACAATTCGATTTTGAAAAAAAAGACGGGCTGGCGGCAAGCGGTTCAGTGCGTTTTTACAGAAAAGCCGCAAGCTCTATTGAGGTTAAAATACCCGCAGGGGCGGCGAAAATAAGCACGGCGGATGGGCTACAATTTGAGACAACCGCCGAAGGTAAAATTGCGGCTGGGGCCACGGTTTCCGGTTTTGTTCCAGCGTCATGTACCAAGATCGGGGATATTGGCAATGTTGGGATTGGCAAAATAAATACCATCGTCAATTCATTGTACGGAGTGGACACCGTAAAGAATGATGCCGTATTTACCGGTGGAGTAAACCAAGAAACCGATGAGGAATACAGCGCCAGATTTTCTGAATTTATTATCGGAATGGGAAAATCGTCTGTATCCGGGGTACGGGCAACGGCATTATCAATAAACGGAGTACGGTCTGTCAGCCTGGTAGAGCATTTTCCGGCGCAAAGTGGATATAACTTTACCCTTTATGCCGAAAACGGCAGCGGAGGTCTACCCGCCGCGATTAAAACGGTGCTTGAAGAGGTTATTGTTGGTAATGACAAGGTTGAAGGGGTACGGGCCTGCGGGGTGAACGCCCGTATACTTGCCCCGCAAATTGTAACCATGAACATATTATTGCTTTTCAAAGTTGACGGGACAATACCAGCGGGACACATTGAAGAGGCAATTAAAACAAAAATTATTAACTATATGAATTCCCTAAAAATCGGACAGCCTTATGACAAAAAATTTGTGTATAACATTGCCATGAAGCAACCGGGTGTTTTTGACATAATGACATTAACCCCTGAAAAATTAGTACCAACAAAATCACAGATTATCCGCCCCGGTACTATTACGGTAGAGGGAGTATAAGCAATGGGTATGAAAGCATCGGAAAAAATCAACAGTTTAATGCCAGCCGCCCTCGATAAAGACGATGAATTCTACAAGGCTTTTTTTGCGGATGAAGAAAAAGACAGCGGGGCGCTGACTAATGAAATCAAAGATGCTATCGAATTTATAAATTACTATACCAGAACCCAAAAAGTAGATAATGCCCATACTTCCCTGCTTGAATTTATTGTTTCCATATTTGCCGGGCTTTATAGGCGTTATGATGAACCTGACAGCTATTTAAGAAAACGATATAAAGCCTTGATTGAACGTAAAGGGTACTACTTATTGTGGAATGGGAAAAAATCTATAAAGAGCGTTTTCTCATATTTCTTCCCAGAAAAGGATATTAACCTGATTGAACGGTATCCCGTAAATAACCTAGTTTCAAACGGCAATTTTGAAACCCTTGAATCATGGATTTATAATGAAGCTGATACCGAATTCAGGCTCATTTATTCCAGGAGCTTTGAGGGTGGTTCCGCCTTGTATATAAACCCGCAAGGGGCCAATAGTACAGGATACATAGAACAGCAAATTCCGTCTGTATCTTCCGGCATGTATGAGCTTCTATTTTTCTTTTCCAGCCCGAAAAAGGGAATAGGTGATGTTCAATTCTCAATTCGGGATGGATCAGGAAAATACTGGAACGGTACATCATGGGTGAGTACAGCTTATAATTTCTACGAAAAAGCAGAGGTAGACACATCAGGATATTATAAACCAATACAAAAAACGGTAACTATTTCAGCAACGTCAAATATTAGTATCCGTTTCAAAAACGTGAACGGCAACGGCGTTCTTATAGATTCGGTACGTTTTGGAAAAATATCAGAACCGACATTCAGGGTCTACATAACGGCAGAACCAGAATTATATTTTGACGGTACTGTATATGCTGACAAAAAATATAATTTCAGCGGATTTAAGCAATACCACATACAATCCGATATGGACGAAATACTACAGAAAATTAAACCAGCCGGGGTATATGCGGAAATGACCATGCTGTCAAGCCGCTTAAACATTCCGTGGGACAGGGTTTTATTAAGTTGGGAAACCGTTATTAAGACAAGCTGGCATTTGTTATTTGACGGTACGCAGAATTTCAATCATGGCGGATATTACTATATCAATTTATATTTTGACGGTTCGATTAAAGCCAATTCGGAATACCTGTTTGACGGTAAAAAAATGATCAGGGAAACAAGACCAAATGATCTACTGGCAGGGCAGCCGCTTTACTTCAATAAAAGAAAATACACCCGAAATTCACGGGTGCGATTAGAACGCAAGCTATATTTTGATGGGCGGGTTGGCGCTAATGGCAAATTCAATTTTAACGGCGAAGTTATAGGTATTAAAGTTGGTTATACCGTATGCCGGGTAACTAAAAAAGTAACAAAAGAACTGATCGGGCAAGCCATATTTGATGGTTTATGGGCGTTCAATGGAGAACTTAATTCTGACGGTAAATTCAGATATTACCAAAGTGATACTGAAACATATTTAGTAAATGATAGGGGGGCATAAATTATGGCTGCGGTTGAAACCAGAAACCTAAAGGCGATGATAGCGGCGCAAGCAATATCACCGACAACGGCTAGGACAATCGGGAAAATCGGATTCGGCGAAGGTTCGGAACTTCCCACGCCGGATGATACAAAATTGACCAATCCATACATAAAAAGCGTTATGGGGTCGGTGGTAAATTCGGACAATTCTATCACCTTCAAGTACACGCTGGATTATGGAGAGGCAAACGGGAAGATAATAAAAGAAATTGGCCTGTACTGTAATGACGGGCAAACTTTAGTAGCACGGGAGGTCAAGGATACTGTTGTTAAAGATATGGATACCGCCGTTGACGGTTCTATGACAATTATTTTATAGGAGGTAGCCAAAAATGGCTTACATCACCGAATCTGCCGTATGGGGTGCGGGAATCTACCAGATAGAAACCGTTGACCCAATAAGCGGCGGTCCCAATGGGATTATCAATCTCCCAATGAAAGAAGTAGCAAACCGGCTCAAGTACCTAAAAGATTATGCTGACGAAGTAAAGAGCGCCAGGGGAAGCTACACAAACTTAAAGAATCGACTTGATTCTTTGACCCCCATAGATGAGGGAAACCAAAACGCGATTAACGGAATGTTGCTGGAAGTAATAAGCTCTGCCGGACTTGCCAATAAGGAAATCCAAAAAGAGCGTACACAGCGGAAACAGACCGGCCTTATTGTTGTTGATAACAAGGGGGTAATATCAGGGTGTACTGTAACAAAATCTACCACGGCGACAAGAAATCTTTCATGCGCCTTGGGAACGGTTTTTGCTAAAGGACAGGTATTTCCGTTTTTTGGGGAAGTGAACGGGGCAGCCGTTCCCAGCAATGACAGCCAATCGGCACAGACTTGTTATGCGTATTTGTACTTTCAAGAAGATGGAAGTATTGACTTTGCCATTACGCCATTCGGAGAAACCGTACCTTCCGGGGGGATACCTCTGTACCTGGTAACGGTTCCGGCAGGGAATAATGGGCAAAACGATCCGAATCTGGCAAGCGTTACCTTGTCCAGTGTGCGCCGTATTGAAGAAAATTTCCCCAAGTATTACAGCAACCCGCTTTATGTAAATGTGGTACTTCCCTTTGCACTGCCCGATGCCAACTACGCTATCAGCCTTGACATGGTGAGCGTTACCGGTTCCGGGTATCAGAGGGGAGAAATCTATCCTATGGATCGCAATATTAACGGCTTCAAAATCTACTATGACGGCGTTGCTGATGATTTGATGATTCGTTGGGAAATTTCCAAGCCTGGACTATAGGAGGTAATTATGCAGGTTTTTTACGTTCCTGGCGGTTCGGAGGACTCGAAATACGCGAGCTATACTCTGAATGAAAAGAAAATGAAACTTACCGTGGAAAACATCACCATTGACCTTGAAAAATCCGTTTTGGATGATAGCAAGAATGTTATCAACATTACCCGTAGCTGTTGTGATGGGTCTTGTGTTCTGGGTCTGGAAGGTAAGGCGGGGTATGTGGCGGACATCGAAATTCCGCCAAGGCAATTTGAATACGAAACTACCGGCGAAGGTGAAGATGAGAAAACGGTAAAAATTCCGATTCCCCTTGACCTGAATACCGTTGTTTTGAATCTCTGGCCGTATGGTACAGAAGAAAAATCCGATAAGGAAGGAGAAAAATAAAATGCCCGTAATTTTCACAAAAGACCAACTTCGTTTTTCTGTTGAATCAGCAACTGGCGGACAGCAAACCGTATTGTACGATGATAAGGGGTATCCCACTATCGTACAAATTATTCCCAAATTCAATATTGAGGATGTTGCCCCCTCCCTGGGTTCCGGCGTTCACCCCGCCTTTATTGTTGGCGGTGTTGAAAAGCCTTACATCTACATTGCGGTTTATCCCGCTGCGGTAATGGATGACAGGGCGGTATCAATGGCCGGACTCACTCCGAGAAATTACGTTTCCTATGACCAGGCAAAACAATACTGTACATCCAAAGGCGCTGGTTGGCATCTTATGACCAACTGGGAATGGGCGGCTATCGTTTTGTGGTGTATAAAGAATGGGTTCCAGCCCAGAGGAAACACCAACTACGGACGGGCGCATGATGCGACATTTGAGGTTGGGGCAAGAGATGACAAGCTGGCTCCGGGCGTTGTTTCCGGTATTGCACGGACTCTTGCTGGTTCCGGCCCTGCTTCATGGCGGCACAATAACAGCTTCCCCGGTATCGCTGACTTGGTGGGTAACATCTGGGAGTGGCAGCATGGGCTGAAAATTGTTGACGGCAAAATTTACATGACAAATGACAACGATTTCAACCTTGCCGAAACCCAATGGCCCGCACAGGGGGTATACTTTGACGCAAGTACCGGGCCTATAGGTGGAAACTCATCGGCGGCGAATGGTGCGCCTATCCTTTCAAATGGTGTAAGCAAATACACCGAAACTCCCACCCCTGCTGGCGGCGGTGATGAACGGGACATTACTTATACGCAAATCACCGGGGAAACAGGCTGGCAACAAATGGCCCTTTCCGCTGGGTACGCTGGGCTTACTCTGGCGGTACGGCAACGTATGGCGCAAGCCCTCATTGCCCCAAAGGTTGCGACCGCCGATCCCGCTATTGTGGCTAAAGGCTATGTTGGAATCCGCAACTACGGAGAGCGTTTGCCGTTCCGGGGTGGCCCCTGGTCCTACGGCGCGACCGCTGGCCTCGCTGCGTTGGCTCTGAATAATCGGCGCTCGTATTCGTACTACAACGTGGGCTTTCGCCCCGCTTTTATCGCCTGATAAACTGAATCCTGATCTTCTGGGGGTCTGATCGTGTCTGACAATGTTATGAAGGTTTACCAGAAATGGGAAGATATGGCTATGTACCTGTACAATGCCCTGAAATCGTATCCGAAAAGTGAGCGGTTTACGCTTGCGGCGGATACGTCCAGGGCGCTATGGGACATCGGAACCAGTATTACCAAGGCTAACGCTATAGGCAGTAATAAGGCTGAAAAGAAGAAAACTGTCGAATCGGCAGATTTAGCCCTGGTAAAATTAAAGGTATTGATTCGTATGGGTATGAAGCTGGAATATCTGCCATTGAAAAAATACGAGATTCTGGCTGGTCAGATAACGGAGGTAGGTAGAATGATTGGCGGGTGGATTAAGTCCATCCAGTCAATATAGGTGTAACAGGGCTATGGCTGATAAAACACGGCGTTTGCCGATCCGGGGTGGCAACTGGAACAACGGCGCGAACGCTGGACTCGCTGCGTTGAATCTGAATAATCGGCGCTCGAATTCGAACAACAACGTGGGCTTTCGCCCCGCTCTCTCTCTTCAAGCCAGATACCGGGGGTTCACGGGCCACCGGTCAGCGCCAAGGGAAAAAGGAGTCATAGCCCTTCTCTTTGGAGAAAATATTTATAGGTATGGGCGGCCAGTAGGTGATGATTCGCCAACCGCCGCCCATGCCGTTTTATTGTAAGGACGCGGTATGGCTAAAACATATAATAATTTATGGCAAGAATTTGTTGACTTTGAAAATTTGTATAACGCCTATAAATTAGCAAGGAAGGGTAAGCGCTATCGCTATGAATCTCTGGAATTTATAAAAGATTTAGAAGTTAATATTATCACTTTGCAAAACCAGCTTATATGGAATATGTATAATCCGTCTACCATGAGACAGTTTTATGTATTTGAACCAAAAAAGAGGTTAATATCGGCCCCGTGTTTTGTAGATCGTATCGTACACCATGCGCTTAACCTGATTATTGAAAAACTTTTTGTTCGTAAATTTGTAAAT